TCGGGCTCGTATTGCTTCTTCACCCGCTCTAAGGTTTCCTTTAAAGGCTTGGACTTGATCTCGTATATCTTGCCGCTTGAGACTTCAATCAGTTGGACCTTCGCACGCATCAATCGCTTGATATCTTTCTTGATGAGCGAGGTGTTGAGGGTGTTGCAGACAACGATCTCAATGCATGTATCACCGAGACGGCTGTAGTCCACTTCATTGTTTTCTGACCTTGGGCAGAATTGCTCGTAGGTTTCTGGATCTTCGATCTTGATCTGATCGGCGCACGCCTCTCGAAGCTTGACGATCATGATGTCGAAGCTTTCGTTTGATTGGCCCCTGTATGGGTAGTAGTGATCGGCTCCACCTCTACCGTCATTCTCTGCCTTGCATACTCGGTCGCCATCAAGGCAGACAGTCGCTTCGAAACAATGCGTTTCGTGTGATGCGAATGCCGCATGCTTGATGTTCTTCAGTGAGATTCTTGATTCCATGTTGCGTCTTCCTTTAGTTTGCTTTGGGTTTTCGATCTTATCATTTGCTTGGTTGTTGAGTCAACACCCTGTGTAAAGAGTGCTAAGAGAATGCGCCCATTTTGTGGGTAAAAGTTGTGGGGAATAGCGCCCTCCCCCTCCCACAGAGCCCTGTGAGGGGCGTTTGAGGGGTCGGTAAGGGCATGGGCAGGGGGTCTGCTTGCGGCCTTCCTGCGGCTTGTGCTTGCGTGCTTGCGGCCTCGCGGCTCATTTTTTGACGATCCGAACTTCGAAGTGCAGGTCGAGTGACAGCGTGCGGACTTGCGAATAGCAGTGGTCGTGCGTGCCGGTGATCTCTGAATCAAACCAACCGCTTTCGCGGTTGGCTCGGTCTCTTAGATTGACTTGATACATTTGCTCTCCTAGTGCTGGTGGTAACTGATGTTGGGAACATCTTTGTCCCAGCATGCGCGACAGTCTCGGCATTCGTTGTCCTGCTTAGGTGCTGGGCATATATGCGAATTGGTGGGGATGGTCCGAGCGTGAACGGTTGAAGTGTTCCGGAATCGCTTAGGCCTTGGGCCGTCAACCATCGCCGCGCTCACTCGGACAATCAAGTTATCAGGAAGCGTGCCGGTATATGATGCGACCGTTTGCGCTTCGCGTGTTGGTAGCCAGTGCAGGCAGTCGGGGGTTGCGCGTGCCACTTCTACAATCTTGGCGAAGTGCTCGACGTTTTGAATGTCGCCGGAGTCATGCCAGCGGAAGTATTTGTCCTTGTTGATTGCTCGCGCCATGCTTGGCGCCCAATCTTCGCGCGTGATTGTCGCGAGGCGCCGCGCTTGTGCCTTCTTGACTACTGGGAATCCATACATCCCGCGGTCGTATGCATAGCAATTCTCGCAGGTTGACCCTTTGACGCTTCGCAATTGTCCGCCCACCTTGCACGCTTGCGCGGGCAGTCCGTAGGATTTGCTCGGCATTTTTGACGGGTTGGATAATCCGCCTACATTTTCTCTTGCTTCTGATACTTTCATTGTTTCACCTCATTAGTTGCTTGGTTGTTGAATTCTACCATGATGAGCCAGGTATTAAAAGCACTACCTTTTTTCTATTGTCAAGGGTTCCAGGTGCTCGCTTGCGAGCTTGCGACCTCGAGGCTTTTATATATAGCGCGAGCTTGCGAGCTTGCGACCTTTCTATTTTTATATATTAGATTGCGCGACCGGCAGCGGGCACCTGTTCCAGGAAGGCGCCCAAAAAAAAGGACCCGAAGGTCCTTGTCTTTAACTGTGAGTGTATCCATCATCTTCAATGCCCAACCACATCCCCGACCACTGGACCATGAAAAAATTCCCTGCGATACCTGGAACGATCGACTTTCTAAACTGCCGGTATGACATGCCGTTGTCGTTCTGCATCCATTTGCGATGCAGTGCCTCTCTTTGCGCTCGATTAATTGTCATCGTTCATGATCTCCTTGATTGATCGCCGATCGAATGGCAGTACATTGTTGACGTAGAACCGCTCGATTAACTCATCAGGCCATGCGTTGATGATCGGGTTAACGGCCAGCACCATCGCTTTGATGGTTGGGTATTGCTTACCTTGGAATTGATACTTCATTTTGATTCTCCGATTTGGGCGCCCGAAGGCGCCCGTTTGATTTAAAATATTGGATTGATTTTCACGACCTTTTGGATCTCTGGGCTCGGTGTTCGAAACGTCATGCCCCAATCCCAGCGCTGACCTTCCCAGTTGATCGACCCGATGATCTTCTTAGTATCACGAAAGGTCACGATCAAATTAGATGGTTTATGCTTAAACCTAGTGAATCCGCCCTCATTAACACCGATTGAATTCTTGACAGCATCTTTCGGATCCGCGTTTTCTATGCCAAGCTTACGCTTCAGCTCAGCCAATCGCTTTACCTCTGGCGATGCTTCGAGCTTTTCTATTTCTTTTACCAGCGCTTTTAGTTCATTTTTTTTCATGTCAATCCCTTAATTGAATGAAGGCGCCCGAGGGCGCCTGAGGTTTAGTTTTGGTCATAAATCGGTGTCGCGTCGAACCATCCAGCTTCAATCGCTCTCAAAAAATCAGATTCGCTTGGCCAAATCATGTCGCCATCGGTCAGCTCGCCTTTATCATTGAAGTGGAAGATGTAGCCATCCTCTGTCTTGTATCCAATTTTTTCCATTGTTAACACTCCGATTTGGGCGCCCTTAGGCGCCCGTGTGGTTTATAGATCGGCGAAATTGCCCTCTTCTAACTCTGCGAATGCATTGATTGCATCGGTGATTGATTCGTGAGAATCGAACCATTCTTTTAAGATCCGGCGCTGTCCGAGATCCATGTAGCAGAATGTCTCATGCAGTTTTTCCAATGATGATCTGACCGCGAATAATCGCGAATCAACTATGCCGATCGATTTAAACATGTCCTTACTGTTACCGTATTGCATATTAAACTTCCTTAATTGCTTTGATTAACTGTTATCCTTTATTGAATAACAGAGTTAAACAATAACAGATAATAGTACTAATAACAACACACGAATCAACGACCATGCAAAGTTTATGCATATATCTCTATCGATATGATCCTTCAATGACGACTGAGCGAAGCGAAAAAGATGCCAGCGCAAGCTGGCATGATCAACATGATCCTCTAACAATCGGCGGGTCCCTTTCGAGGATTTGGCGTTTTTTGAAAAGTCGTCGCTTGCGACCCCGTCCCCCCCTTTTGAGGGGGTAGCTTTTTGTTCTGTATATATATAACGTTCACCAGCCACAATTATGAATTTTTATGAAATGCCGCAACTAGGTCATATTGCTGAATCTGAGATGAAAGAGATCCTGATGCTTCAGGAACGGCTCAAGCTGATGGACTCTCAAGAAAAATGCAAAAGCTCTTTCATGGAGTACATCCGGTACATATGGCCGGGATTCATTGAGGGGGACCACCATCGAATTATTGCGGAAAAATTAACGGAAGTGGCCCAGGGAAAATGTAAGCGATTGATCGTAAACATGCCCCCCCGTCATACCAAATCTGAGTTTGCATCTGTTTACTTTCCGTCTTGGATCATGGGACTCAAGCCAGAGATGAAGATTATGCAGACGACTCACACTGCTGATCTGTCCATCAATTTTGGCCGAAAGGTCCGGAACCTTATGGACACCCCAGAATATAGTAATCTTTTTTCAGAAGTTTCTTTGGCCTCGGACTCAAAAAGTGCGGGTAAGTGGCAGACGAGTGCGGGGGGTGAATATTTTGCAGCGGGAGTCGGTGGTGCCATCGCGGGGCGGGGTGCAGATTTATTAATTATTGATGATCCGCATTCTGAGCAGGACGCGATGAGCGTGAACCTGTTGGATGCGTGTTATGAGTGGTATACCTCGGGTCCCCGTCAGCGTCTTCAGCCAGGTGGGACCATTGTTATTGTGATGACCCGATGGTCCACATTGGATTTGACGGGTCGGTTATTGAAGCGGCAGACGGAAACGCATTCTGACCAGTGGGATATTATCGAGTTGCCTGCGATCTTTGAGGATTCTGGTAATGTTTTGTGGCCGGAGTTTTGGAAGCGTGAGGAATTGGAATCTGTTAAGGCGTCTATTCCGATTTCGAAGTGGAATGCTCAGTACCAGCAGAACCCGACATCTGAGGAAGGTGCGATTATTAAGCGGGAATGGTGGAATATCTGGGAGAAGGATCAGCCGCCTAACTGTCATTATATTATTCAGAGTTACGATACGGCGTTTAGTAAGAGTCAGACGGCGGATTACAGTGCGATTACGACTTGGGGTGTTTTCACGCCGAGTGAGGGCGGTAGTGATGCGTTGATTCTGTTGGATGCTGACCGTGGCCGTTGGGATTTCCCCGAGTTAAAGCAGGTTGCTTTAGAGCGGTACAAGGAATATGAGCCGGATATGGTGCTTGTTGAGGCGCAGGCGAGTGGTACGCCGTTGACGCATGAGTTGAGGGCGATGGGCATACCTGTTGTGAACTACCGGCCAAGTCGGGGTAATGACAAGATGACTCGGGTACATGCGGTGAGCCCTGTATTTGAGTCTGGAATGGTATGGGCGCCTGACTTTGGTTTTGCGGAGGAGGTGATTGAGGAGTGTGCTGCGTTCCCGTTTGGCGAGAACGATGATTATGTAGACTCAACGACCCAAGCTATACTAAGATTCAGACAAGGTAACTTTATTAACCTTCATTCTGACGAGGCTGAAGAGGAAGTATACCGAGACAAACGCGCATATTATTAATCTCGAGATAAGGACACGATCATGGCAGCAGATCCAAGGGCGACAGCAAGAATTAAAAAAAGAAAAGAAGAAAAGCTTTCTCTGAACAAACCCAAGTACAAGAGGGGTGATAATTTCGACAACACTTCTGGCTCCTCAAGAGCTGCCGCTATAGCCGACTCTTCTCTTTTCAAGCCTAAAACAGATAAGCCCAAGAAGCCGACTTACAAGAGTGATGATAGTTTCGACAACACTTCTAATAATTCTAAGACTGCTGCGCTTGATGCTGCTCTAAAAAAACGCAAGTCTTCCGCAAAAAGCATTACTGATGAAGAAATGGCTGATATTGATCGTCGAATTGCGGCAGTAATTAAGGCTCGGAAGAAGACGGATCCTAAGGTTGAGATCACTGACAAAGAGATCGAGGATATTGCCAAGAAGGCAACTGGTACAGGCGTTGTTCCCAAGGTTGATACTAAGGGTAAGAAGCGCGGATTGGTATTTGGAAAGGATGCAAAGTTCCGTCCTTTCGGTGGTGTTATTGCCCGAGCGTTGTTGGGTGATGATGAAAAATTTGGTGGTGAGCGAGGTCTTATTGACTTTGTTCGTACAAAGAAAAAGCCCGTTAAAAAAAATCAAGGTGGTGAAATGATGAAATCAAAAGGATACAGTCGTGGCGGTGCGGTAGGTATGTCTAAGCGAACAGCTCCAGGCGTTACAGGTGGTGGCTCACCTCGTCGCGGCGGAACGAAGACGGTTCCACCAAAGACACGCGCTCAAAGCCGAGCTACTTTAAGTCCGGCTCAAAGACGGCTTCTTGATTCTGTTCAAGGACGAGAAGGCAGTAAGCAGTCTACGAGCGTTATCCAGGATCTTTCTGATAAGTACGGTTATGCGCCTGGCAAGCGAGCTGGCGCGAAAGGCGGCATGGGCAAAGGTAAAAGAGCAAAGCCAGGCGGCATGAATATGGGTGGTGCAGTTGGTATGGCGGGTCCCGCAACAAAACTTCCTTCACGCCCTTCCTCTGTAGCAAATGCTGGCGCTAAAGCAGCCGCAGACGCCAAGGCTGCCGCGAATGCATCTGCACAAGCACAAGGAGGGCCAGGAAGCGCTCGTTCTTTAGCCAACCTTGCAGCGATGACGAGAGGGATGAATCGAGGCCCTAATCGACCTAAACCAACCAAGGCAACAGCCATGCGCGGTGCTGCGGCACGCCGGTCGGGTGGTAGTACGCCACGCGGCATGAACATGGGTGGTTCTGTGAGCAGAAAGAAAACTGCTCGCGGGGTCGGTGCCGCTAAGCGAGGGTTTGGCAAGGCTATGCGTTAAGCATGGCCTACCTCCAAAGCAACATTCCACACTTTAAGGCGTGGGTAAGAAGGGAATACACGGTTAATCATGAGCGATACCATGGCGAGTTTTTACACGCTATGGTTGTCGCCGTGACCACCATGCCTACTCGCTGTCTTTCGTTTCAAGTTATCTTTACTGGATGCGAAGCTGATGAAGATGAACCCAACGTACATGGAGGCGCCATGTGGGCAAGAATGCCCATTACCGCGCTGGTCGCTGATACGCCTTTTGAGGAATGGCCTGAGCCAATGCCTGTCTGGGCTGCTCAACCTTGGGATTGCAGTTCTCATACTCATGCTGTTTACGTCCTTGACCGTTGTACACCTTGTCCTTGGCTCGCTAAGATTGATGGTGAATTTTATCCTGCGAAATATCTTTTTACGGTAGACTACGCGGAGAATGAGATCGCTGATGATCCGGCACAGCATAAGCAGTCGCATGTACTTGAGTTGCTTGATGCTGGCGAATGGACTGGAAATATTGTAGCGTTACCAAACAACAGAGTTAGGGTGACGCACCCTGCTTGGTTTCAGACGGGTGAAGGTGCTCCGGACTTTAAGCCGTCACAGCATATTCATTACAGCAAGTCTGACCTAGATTACACGTTAGATGTAAATCAGGTGTTTGATAACTTGTATGCGGACAAGGAATAATTTATGAAGTCTAACTCTGATATGTACAAGAAGGTCATGCGCCTGCTTGAGGGCTCTGAAGATGAGTCTTTGCTTGAAGAGCTTCGAGAGAATGAGGGTGATCTTATGGATTACCTAACGGAAGAGATGCCTGAGAGAAAGGGTTCCGTTATGATCATGATCAAGAAAGGCAAGAAGGGCGATGATCTTGAGGAAATGTTTCCAGAGAAAGACAATCCCCGTATGAAGTTTCCGGAATTCAAACGCGGCGGCGAAGTCAAAAAGAAAAAGCCCAAGATTACGTTCAAGAAGAAGAAGGGTTTTGGAACCAAGTGGGAAAACAAGTGGGGCTAATGAATGGCTATTGAACGCGGTGTCGATGACGTTGATATCAGTGAGCTAGATATCGAAGACAATTCGAAAGAGGTCCAGATTGATGTAGAGGATGAGTCTTTTGACGAGATCCTTGGGCCTGGTTTTGATGACGAAGAAGGTATAGAGACTCTTGAAGACGGCACCATGCTGATTGGCATGCCGCCTCCTGTGCAGATGGGAACGGACGTTGAAGACTTTTATGAAAACCTTGCTGAAGTTCTTGATCGTGCTGATTTAGGCCGAATCTACAATGATTGTGTTGCTGACTATAAGTCTGATTTGGCTTCTCGCCAAGAGTGGGAAAAGACTTACAAGGAAGGTTTAGAATTTCTTGGTATGAAGTTTGAGGACAGGAGCGAGCCTTTTGAGGGTGCTTCTGGGATTGTTCATCCTTTGCTTGCTGAATCCGTCACGCAGTTCCAAGCGCAAGCTTATAAGGAAATGCTGCCGCCTGGGGGTCCTGTAAAGACTCAAGTCGTAGGAATGGGTACGCCACAGACTGACCTCCAGGCAGCGCGGGTACAGGAATACATGAATTACCAGATCACTCAGGTTATGCGCGAGTATGACCCTGAGACTGATCAGATGTTATTTTATCTTCCGCTGTCGGGTAGTGCATTCCGCAAGGTTCACTTTGATCAGACGCTTGATCGGCCTGTATCGCGTTTTATTCCATCTGAAGACTTGGTTGTACCTTATGGCGCAACGAGTTTGGACAATGCTGTTCGGATTACACACGTTGTTGATATGCCTATCAATGACGTTAAGAAGCTTCAAGCTGCCGGTTTTTACAAGAAGTCAAAGGCTGCTGAACGCTCATCTAGCTTTTTAAATGATAGTGAGATTGAGGAGGAGCTTGATGAACTCCAAGGTGTTAAGCCATCTGGCAATTCCAATTCTGACCAGTGTGAGATCCTCGAGATGCACGCTGATCTTGATATTCCAGGGTATGAAGAC